AGTAAATAAGATGTATCGAAAGCTTCCTGCTGGGTTAGCTTCTTGAGATCATCGGATGATAAATTTGCTGCAAGTAGAAACTCTTCTCTAAAAGATGAGAACTTAGTATTACTAAGATCAATATATGAATTAATAGAAGCTAGATGCTCTGCAAGTTTTTCAGATGCCTTTAATGTGTTTTCGCCACTCATCGTCGTTTTCCTTAAAGTTTAGTACTATGATTTGTATGTCGTTGATTTGGCACCACTCTATTTTATCTTCATCGCGGGCTTTTGCCTTTAGGAAATCTGCCTTGCTCTTATGAAAAAATGGACAGTATTCATAATGCTGTTCGCCGTGAACTTCAAATGCCATCTTAATCGATGGAATGTAGAAGTCAAGGTAAAGAACGGATTTTCTATTCAAAGCAGTGCTTCCCGGTAGCTTTACTTCTTCAAGTATTCTGTAGCTATGGAAAATTTCTTTCAATAAACTTCTGGCACGAAGGTGGTACTTAGATCTCTTACGGGTATCGTCATAAAATACGTCGTACTTGGTAAGATTCCAAATGTACTCTTTGCCATTTATACCTTTTACTTTCAATGCAACTCCTTGATCTTTTCATAAACAAAGGATGCCATTTTAGGATTACCATTTAAGAAGTCGGCAACGGCATTAACACCTTGGAACTTAAAGAATCTCTCAATATCCTCCGCTGTTTTCTGCACCTTGTTTTCTTCAAGAATTTCATTGACTAGTGGATTACTTAAGTCATCAACTGCACACTGAATGGTGTACCACGCACCAGCAGCCTTGATTAATCTAAACTCACAAGCAATGTGGATAATCTCTTGAACTTCGTCAATTCCAATACCATACTTAATCCAGCTTTCTGCTGTGCTATTTGGTCGGCCACCAGCACACGAAGTTTTAATAGACCAGTTTGCAATCTGTCCAACGTGTGGGCCAGTATCTTTAGGTACTTGCCACTTGCCTCTATGGGTTATTACCATATTTGTTCCTGCTTGATATTGTAACATATTTCCACAGTCTGCCATCTTCTGTGGGGCATATGGAGAGCCGCCAGTATTGGCAATATTATGAGTAATGCACACAAGAATAGTTTTATTCTTCATGAGTGTTCCGCTGATTCTTTTAAAGAACATGGATAATAGTCGCGGTAGAGCGTTTCTAACGCCCGTTCGCACTTCGCCCTCAAGCTCGACCGCTGGCACCATATTAGATAACGAGTCGGCTATAATCAAGCAGCCGGGATCATTGTTAATATAGCTTTCAATGATATTGAGGAAGTCTTCCGCTGACAATACTCTTTCATCTGTTGATTCAATAATAAGAATATTATCTGCGTTTAAACCCTTGATCCCAACAAAGTTTTGTTTCGACAGTCTACCTTCCGTATTTACATAAATCACCCGCTTATTCTTTTGTTGACATTTTGCAGCGAAGTGTAGGGCGGTAGTTGTTTTGCCACTCTTTGGGTCGCCCGTCATAACAACTACTGAACCTTCACGCAAGCCACCACCTAAAGCAATATCTAATGCTGGAGAAACACCGATTACATTGAGGTTGTTGATATTTTCTAAAACCTCTGTTCCACTTCTCACAACGTCACCGTATTTACTAACAATATTGTTGCTTACCAAGTCCGTTGTAAACTTACTTGCCTTTTTGACTTTGCTCATAGATTCCTCAGTTGATTAATAGTTGTCTTCTTCTTAGAGTATGATTGTGTTTTTCTGGTCTGAACTTCTTCTTTTGGTGGTGGCTCAACGTCGTAGTTTACCACTGTTTGGTTCTTAGCTTCTTCTATCTTCTCATGATACAGGGCGACAACCTTTTCCGCAAGAGGATTAATTTTGTAGCCTCTGCCATTTTGGATACCAAGCACAAGAAGACTATCAAATTCCTTAGATTTTATAGCTGCTAATATTGCCTCTTCACTATATTTTTTCTTAAGCTGCAATGCTGCCCCGTGTTGCTTCTTCCATATCCAGTGTAGAGGATCGCCCTTGGTCCAAAATTTATATGATGGTTTTCCAAGATTTAATCTCTCTGATCTACGAATAACTATGTATTCGGCAACATAAGCCTCAAAAGTACAATGTTCTCCAGTATGGATATGTTTGTACTTGTGGGTTTCAGACCATTGCTTCTGATAGTCTTGATTAAATAGCTCTGGTCTTTTCTGTTCTTCTGTCATTGTAAATCAAAGCTTCCTCAAAGCAACTGTGTAGATTATCTTCATAAGAACTGTCTTCAATTAATTCTGGAGTCAACCACATCGTCTTTTTAGCGGTATCGCCGTTTATTACGCCAATTGTATAGCAATCGCGGCTTGTGCCGCCCATTTGCCCTTTTACAGATCGTATAAGATAAACGGCATCTGCGTTTTTTGTATCAGTTGTAACAATGTTTGATCGATATTGCAACCCAACGCTGTTGATTTTTAAATTGTTGGTCTTGCAATAATCTTTAAAAGTGAGCCACTGATCATATTTTTCTAGATATGCAGAAACATTATCTGAAGTTTCTACTACTATCCAAATTTTCTTTGTGTCATCACAGGTGGCGTAATGCTTTCGCCAATTGTCAATTCCGAATATATAATTCATGGTTTGATTTTTGTAATGCAAGGATTAGCTCTTGTTGATTTTATTTTCTTGGCATCTCCTATTGTAGATGCATTTTCTGTCATGATTGTAATACCGTCTTTACGAACAAACTGATCACCGGCTTTTAGTCCAGATGACGCTGCTACAGTTTGGGTAGCTTTGACAATGTGCTTCTTAATATAGTTTTCCACAGAAGTAATTGGTCTATTCAAGTCTGTGGCAATCTCTGCAATTTCCATATTCTTATAATTCTGCTCTATGTAGAAAGATTCTACTTTTCCTATTGGGCCTTTTTTAACCATTAATAAAACTCCTTTGTGCTTTTGTCATATAAATGGGATTTTTAGTCTTCAGATATAGAACATAATTATCAAATGTTGTTTGAGATACGCTCTTAAGTTGCATATTTAGCGTGGACTCTCTGTGACTATCAATACCGCTTGGGTCATAGGGGGCATTATTATATGTTAGTACATAATACTTCCTTTGAAAAGCTCCGCTCCCAAGTTCTGCCTTTGTGTATTTTGCAAATACCTTGTCTTTTTCTCCAGCCGGTGTGTCACCTAGCTTGTTAAAGAGATCTTCTTGTGTCTTTAAAACAAAGTCTTCTTTTGAAAATGATTCTACAAATTTCATTTGTCACCTGTGATAATATATTTCTTCTTTTGTTCTGGAGTCATTTTATTAATTTCTTTCTTCGAAGCAGAGCCAAAAGCAGAAAGAACAGAAGAACCTTGTTGCTCTTCAGCTTTCTGCTTGGCTTTTGCTTCTTCTTCAGACCGTTTATAATGTCCTAGCTTTTTCCAATTGCTGTCCGCTAGCTGTCCAATGGTCTTAACGTCTTTCACGAAAGCTCCTAGTCCACCATATACTACCCTCTGTAGAGCATCTTGACCACACTGCGGACAAGTTACTAGAGCATCATCCTTGATGGATTGGTGAACATCGATCATTTCGTTATGACATTCTGCACAAACATAATCATACAACATAAAATTCCTACGATTCTAGAGCGTTTAAAATCCTTCCAAGAATACCGTTTCTTTGTATATCATTATAGCCCAAAGAACAAATACCAACACCTTGAAGATTATTCAATTTCTCTAAGCAGTAGTATAAACCGCTATCTCTATAGAGGTCTGTCTGCTTAGTATCTCCATTGATAATTACTTTAGAATGATCACCCATTCTGGTAATGAACATTTTAATCTGTTCCATTGTACAGTTTTGAGCTTCGTCAAGAATCATATAGGAGTTATGGAACGTTGCCCCTCTCATGGTTTCAAGAGGTTCAAACCTTATTCTTCTGGTATTAAAATACAAGCCGAATTTGTCCCTACCTAAGAAATACTTTAGGTTTTCTTCCATAGGGGCAAGGTATGGCTTAATTTTATCATTCAATTCTCCGGGTAATGATCCTATATCTTTACCTGTGCAAACTAATGGTCTAGTTACTATGATTGTCTCAACTTCGTCTTTCAGCAGTCTAGACGCCGCAATACCAGCAGCAATAAAAGATTTCCCCGTACCGGATGGTCCAGTACAAAAAATTACATCGTTTTCTATAATAGATCTGATGTAATTTCTTTGGTTTTCTGTTTTAGCTTCTAATACATTTGGTTTGGGTGTCTGTTTGTCTTTTTTAGATTTTTTGTTGTTATTTCTGCCGGTGTTATTATGTGCCGCTGCTGCCAAAGCCGTTGTCTCCTCGTTGCGAGGAACCTAGCCCTTCTTGATGAAGCATCATGACGCAAGGAACCTCTTGGAATATAATCTGCGCGATTCTATCCCCACGATTTATTGATACATGCTCATCAGAAGTATTGTATAAACAAACCATGATTTCTCCTCTATAACCAGAGTCTATTACTCCGGCTAGTACGTCTATCCCTTTTTTTACAGATAATCCAGAACGCGGCCAAATTAAACCGGCCATATTTTCTGGTATCTCAAGTGCTATCCCCGTCTTGACAGTATTACGTTGTTTTGATGGAATGACAATATCAACGGTGGAATATAGATCCCACCCCGCGTCACTACTATTAGCTTTTGTAGGAATGGTTGCGGTTACATCAAGTAGTTTAACACCAATATTTGTCATAGGTCAAACCCTCCAAGATCAGTATCTTCAAGATCGTTTTTACTTGCTCCGATTTTATACGAAGTAATCTCATGTTCTTGTGGTGCAACCTGAACCGCCTCACTATTCATCCAAGGATCAGTCCATCCAGAGATTGGATTTTTACAACCCTTGTCGTATGGTAGCCCTATATTTTTTCTGCGGGTCATACATAGCCAATCAACATATTCAGCCATAACTCTTTCGTTGAGGCCAATTATTGACCCATCT